CTATAGTTCATTCTTTCTTATTTCAATTAATTCTAGTAACTCTTTAATATCCTCTAATGTTGCTTTATTCTTTATGAAACTTCTTGCAGCACTTCTAGCTCTTAAATAATTTGCATGCTCTTTATTATTTTTTCTCCAATTTTCATCTGCTCTTTTTTGAGCCTCTGATATTCTTTTATTCTTTTCCATAATTATATCTCCTTAAATTAAAAGAATATTTTTAAAATAATTGTTAGTGCTACTAAAATTATAGTTCCTAAAATCCATAATTTTAATTCTTTTTCTTTTTCCATATTTAACACCTCACTTTTATTATGATATAATGTTAAAGAAGAAATTTTTTAAGGACGGAGGCTTTCGCCTCCTTAGGTTATTTAAACAATATTTCTAATATTGTTTGGATTAGTTTAATTAGTGCTGTGAAGAATGCCAGTCTTGCAATCACTAATTTAACTTTTAGTTCCTTATTAGATTTCTTCTTTTTTTTCATCTTATCACCTCCTCCCTACAATTATATTATAGTACATGTACTATAATAAGTCAATATTTATTTTGAATTTTTTTATAAAAAAGTAAAAAAATAAAAGCTAACTAGAAATTAATCTAGTTAGCTTTTTAACCTATACTTCTTCTACATATTTAGAACTTACATATCCTCTTTTCTTTCCGTGATTTGTATTATACTCTATATAATACCACCCATCTTTAGTCCATATTATTGAAACTTCTTCACCATTAAATACCTTCCCTATTATATTTCCATTTATAGAATCTCTAACATTAAGATAAGTATTAACTTTAACTATACCATCTTTAATTTTTTCATCTTCATAAAACTTTACAGATTGTTCTCCTTCATAACGAACGAATCCATCACTTGGAGTACCATCAGTTCTATAAAAAGTTACTCTTAGCCATTTTCCAACTCTATACATTGGAGAAGCTTTTTGATTTGGTTGTAATTCTTCATTATGCTCTTTAACATTAACATCCTCTGAATCCCACCACACATAAGTAATTCCATTATCATTTTTATATTGCATATGGTAGTCAAAAGATATTCTACTGTAGTTTTCTATAGAAATATATGCATGATATTTTTCATTTCCTGCTGGATAAATTATTTCTATATGTTTAGATGCTGGATATATCCCTAATACAAAAACTCTATCCAAACTAGATATATATCTATTCTCAATAACTTTACAATTTTTATCTAATACCTCAATATTTCCTTCACCAACTATTGTAGCATTTGTTCTTTCTTCATCACTTCTATAAAAGCCATTATCTGATATTTCAGTTCCTCCAGTTGGTCTATATGAATTATTTTTAAATTGCTCTAGTGGGAAGTTTATTCCTGGACAATCTGTATTATTAAAATCCTTATGTCCATATACAGGTAAGTTACCTCTTCTAGCTCTAATATCTGAAATTAAATAATAAAGAGAATTTAATTGTGCTCTAGTTGGTTTTTCTCTCATTAATGCACCTTCTAAGCAAATTCCTATACTTGAACTATTTTGACCTATTGTATGAGCTCCTTTAGCATTTTCTGGTCTACCAGTCCAAACAGAACCATCCTTTCTAATAAAATAATGATAACCTATACCACTCCATCCATTTCCTTTATGCCATCTATCTACATCATATACACTACAATTTGGATGATCTGCATTATGAATAATTATTTTATTTGGATTATTTCCATAGTTTAAGCCATTGAATTTAATATTTGATTGATTTATATACATTTTACATTCCTTCTTTCTTTTAATTTTATATATTTAAAGGCAATAAAAAAAGGCTATCTCTGCCCCCTTCTATTACCTTATATACTATTTAATTTCTTCTTTATCCTTTTTGCTTACTCCATCTAAACCTGGTGTAGTTGGATTGTTAAGTACCCCTAAGGCTACTCCTACTCCACATAAGGCATTAACTATATACATAACCTTATCTCCATCTACATTAAATCCTAGATTAGCAACTATCATTACAACAGCACTTGCTATCGCTACTATAGTTCCTGTATTCTTTAATCTTTCTAATATTTCTTTTGCTTTCATATTATTACATCCTTTCTATTTAAAAATATGATTTTGTATTGCATAAAAAAAGAAGCCTACTATAGAGCCTCCAAACATTGTTATAAATATCTTTAATATCATTATTAAGGTATCTATACTTTTTATTAAGTTGGTTATTTGAACTTCTTTTTTAGCATCACTTTGTTCAAGTTTATCTAATCTGTCAGCATGATTATTTAACCTTTTATCATGTGTTTTTAATTTATCTTCTACTAATTCTTCATGCATATCTCTATCCTTTCTATTTCTCTATGTCAAAGCTATTAAATAAATCATTTTTTAATACAAGCTTTCTATTCTTTACTTTAAAATGTTGTATATTATTTAGAGCCATAAGAACCTCTGGAGTTTTTTCTAAAACTATAAAATCATAGTTATTATCACCAGCTTGTGGACCATAATACCCTAAATCTTGTATTCCTCCAGCTGTTTCTTTTATTTCTCCTGTCTTTTTTCCATAAAATATAGTTACACTTTTTTCAAAAGCTTTTTTAGAATAATCTTTCATATTTTCCCTTCTTTCTATGCTATTGCTATTAACATTGCTGTAAGTGGTCTAAATTGTACATCACCTGAGTTCTGAGCGTTTTGTATTTTACAGTACCCTTGGACCTCACATACAACTAGACCATTTTCTATATAATCTCTTACACCAGTACAATGCACATGAAATGGAAAGAAATCACCACTCGTTGAGTAGTAATATCCTCTTAATGCAACTGTCCATTTAAGAGATTTTTTTCTTTTAGTAAATTCAGCTGGCAACTTTATATAAGCTTTACCAGGATTACCAACTGGTATATCAAATGATGTTACATATGTTAATGCATGATATGCATGTCCAGTACCAGCGTTATACCATTCAAGTCCATCTTTACCTAAAGATGCATAAGTGCCATCTTCAAAAGTCCCCTTGAATCCTAATCCATCCATTTGATAGTTAGCTGAATAAACTTCTCCACCTTTTGGTGTCCACTTAACAGCTCCGACATCACCTTCATAAATACCAACTTCACTAACATAAATCCAGCAAAATTCATCCCAATTAACACCGCTTTTCATTCCATTATGGTCGAATCTAATCCATACCCACTCATGGTTACCTGTATTAAATTTATATGTAAATGGTTTTTCTTCTGCCGCATTACTTTGTGAACCCCCTTGAGCTGTTAATATACAAAGTGGTTGTGCATAATCACCATATTCAGTATTACTTAAAACAACAAAAGCATCCATTGATTGTACATTCTTTTCACAAATATAATGAAAGTTTATTGTATAAGTAGTATTCTTTTTAACTTTATAAGCTTTGTGAGTTTGTAAGTATCTTTCTGGATTGTTATATGCTGCTCTGTTTTTTATTGCACCAGTAATTCTGCCTTTGAATCCATATCCACTATAAGCACCAGCCCAAAATTCTGAACCATTATGAAGCCATCCACGATCTCCACCAAAAAAACTACCATTAGGAAGTATATTAGATACACTACTTCTTTGCTCTACAGTAAATTTAAATTTATCATTACTTTGTTTAAACTCTGTAAATTGTTGATTAGTTACAGCACTAGCAACTTTTCCATCTAAAGTATTTATTCTACTTTCTGTATTAGAAACTCTATTAGTTATTCCATTTAGATTAGTTTCTAAAGAAACAACTTTACTACTAACATTACTTACTTCTTGCTTACTAGCCTTACCATTAAGGTTACTTTCTAAAGTTTGTGTTTTACTTTCTGTAGCACTTACTCTTTGTGTAATCCCATCTAAATTAGCTTTAATAGTTGCAACTCTATTGTTAACTTCTGTAACCTCTTGTTTAGATGCTTTTCCACCTAATGTAGTTTCTATAGAACGTGTTTTACTTTCAGTAGAACTTACTCGTTGAGTAATACTATCTAAATTAGTTTCTATTGTTGCAACTTTATTTTTAGCTGTTGACATTTCAGTTTTTAATACATTAACTGATTCATCATTTTCAGTTATATCAAAAACAGTCGCATAAGCGATATGCCAAATCATTGGATTGTTGGCTGTTGGAGTTCCTCCTCCATCTAATGCAAAGAAACTGGTACTAGAAAAGTTTCCTGTATCACCACATTTTAATAAATGTATATACTCTTCCCACTTACCTGTTCCATTTACTGATGTTAACCATTTAGAACTCCCATTATTCCCTGTTGAATTTGAATACCACCCTATTCTTAATCCAACTGGAATTTTAGCAATAATTTTCGTTACAAATATTGCATTTGCTCTAGTCATATTTCCAAAATAAAATCCACCATGGTTAGGACTTGCACTTCCAACAGTTTTTACTTCTATACAATATTGTGAATCAGTTGGACATCCATTTATTTTAGAAATTCTTGAAGTTGTTACTGTTCCATTTCCATTGTTATTGTAAGTTTTAATATTGTTAGAACTATTTTTAAATGTCGGATCACTAAATAACATTTTACCTAAGCTCATGGCACTAGCTAAATCTTTAGCGTTATTAGCTAAATTATCTACAACATTTATCTTATTAATTAACTCTGTTTTTGTTTTATCTATGTCTGATTGTTCAACTTTAAAAGCAATTTTATTTTTTAATATATCAATATTACTTTCTACGTTATGCACTTTATTATTAACTGTTGTTATTTCTGCATTAACAAAAGCTTTAGCACTATTTAAAGCATTATTAGCTTTATTAGTTGCATCTGTACTTGCTGCATTAATTGCATCTTGTTTAGCTTTATCTGCTCTTGCTATAGCCGTATCAAGATTTTCCTGTGCTTGTTGTATTCTCTTTCTTTCTTCTTCTGTAATCTTGCCATCAGCTGAAGCTATAGCTTGTTCTCTTGCAAGATTAGCTTTTACTATAGCTATATCTGTAGCAAAACTTTTAGCTACAGCTAAATTAGAATTTATTTTACTTATTAAATCTCTATTTATATTACTTACATTAGTTGTAATACTTTGAGTTGTAGAATTTAAATCTTGAACACTAGCTTTTATACTATTATTTTCTTGTGTAAATTTACTTTCTACTGTACTTATTTTATCTGTTACTGTTTTTATATTGTCTATAATTAGCTTGTCAGCGTCTTCTGGAGCCTCTGTATAATCACTAGCCAATTCTCCTAATTCTATTTTTACATTTCTAACTTCAGTAAATAGTCCACTTCCATAAGTACCATAAAAACTTAAATCACACCACTTTTGTTTTTCATCATTAAGTGTAAACTTTCCAGTAGCTTTTATTCTTGTCCATTCTGTAGTTACATCTCTCTCAACCCAAAATCCTACAGAATATCCACCAAGAGAATAAAATCTAATTTTCCCAACTTTATTAGCTTTTACATCTGCTGATATTGTAATTTTTTTATTTAAATATTTTTCTACAACAGAAGTTATTGAAATTCCTACATATTCATTAGAGCTTTTAAATGGACCTTTACTTTTTAAAAATAGATTTCTTCCACCAAACTCAATATTTTGAATAGATTTATCTATATCTGATTGAGATACTTTACTTTCTATCTGATCTTTTAGAATATTTATCTCGCTAGTGTTTTTATTCAAATGAGTATTAACATTAGTAATTTCTGAATTAACAAAAGCTTTAGCATTATTAAGAGCTTCATTTGCTTTGTTATCCGCATGGCTATTAGCACTATTTATAGCTTCTTGTTTCTTTAACTCTGCTACTCTATTAGCTTCATTTATTGCATCTTGTTTCGCCTTATCTGCTTTAGAAATTGCTGTATTAAGATTCTCCTGTGCTTGTTGTATTCTTTTCTTTTCTTCAGCACTTATTTTCCCATCTGCATTAGCTATAGCTTCCGTCTTAGCTAAATTAGCTTTTGCTGTAGCAACATCCTCGGCATATTTTTTAGCTAAGTTAGATTTTTCTAATGCTAAATTTTCAGCTGCTTTAATTGCTTCTTGTTTTTTAGAATCAGCATAAGATTTAGCTTTAGTTTCTGCTTCTGTAGCTTTAGCTATAGCTGTATCTAAATTCTTTCTAGCTTCAGCTATTCTTTTTCTTTCTTCTTCTGTAATTTTTCCATCTGCATTTGCTATCGCATTAGCTTGTGCTAGATCTGCTTTAGCTTTTGCTACATCATCAGAATAAGCTTTTAAATCTTCAGGAGCTGGTGTCCAATCTGTAGGTAGTTTATTTCCTTTTTCAACTTTGTACCAATTTAAAGTAGCAAGATTTTTATCAACAGCTTGACTATTAGGAGCACAACAAGCTCTAACTACTATTCCTTTTTTTATTTCATTTGGAGTTCTAAATTTAATAAATCTAGTTTCAGCATTATCATATGGTAAATTAAAGTTATAAGACCAACTCCAATCAGGTGGATATATATATACTACAAGACTTTTCTTTTCGTTATTAGATTTTATAAATCCATTAGCACTAAAAATATATTCTGTGTTAGGTTCTAATCCTTTAACTTCTCTTACAGCAAATTCATAATTGCTAGAGCTTTCATTTACTAAACTATCTAAAACTAAATTTCTTCCACCAATTTCTAAAGAATTTATAGCATTAGTAGTATTTCTATTAGCTGTGTTTATAGCTTCTTCCTTAGCTTTATTAATATTATTATTTATAGTAGTTGTAGATTGAGTAAAAGTAGAAGAATCAACCTTTAAGTTAATTGAATCTTTAAGTTGATTAATAACACTACCTTGATTACTTACAGTTTTATTAATACCATCTGTTGTACTCTTTAATGTGTCCAACTTAGAAGTTAGCCCACCTAAACCAGCCTTTAATTCATGTGTTTCACCTTCTACAGATGTTATTTTCCCATCAATAACAGTTTTATTATTAGCTACAGTTTGAGATAATCCACTTAAATTTTGCTCTAATGTATTAGTTTTAGCTACTAATGTTTTATTATTTTTATCTACTGTACTAGATACAGATGATAAACTACTTGAAACACTATCTATATTAGCTTTTAATTCAGCATTTTTACTCTCTAATACAGTCTTATTATTTTCTATAACCTTCTTAGTATCAGTAACAGTTTGAGTTAATCCACTTAAATTCTTTTCTAATGTATTTGCTTTAACTTCAACGCTAGTTATTTTTCCAGTAGCCGAATCTATAAGTGTTTTTTGTTGGCCAATAGTATTTTTCAAAGAATCTACAGTAACAACTGTTCTATTATAATTATCTTCTAAAGTCTTTTGTTTACCTTCTAAAATTTTAGAATTTTCTATAGATGCACTTAATTTTCCTTGAACTACATTAATGGCTGTTGAGTTGCTTTCAGTAATCTTTTTATTATCTTCTAATGAAGTATTTAAATTATTAAATGCAATATCTAAAGTCCCCTTTTCTGAATCAATAGAAACTTTATTAGCTGTTAATAGTGTGCTACCATCATTTATAGCTGTTACCACGCTACTTATATTAATTTTACTAGCTTCTATATTTGCATTAGATGAAACTTTACTATTATCTATTGCTCCATTTTCTATTGCTAAGCCAGATATAGATCCATCTTTTAATAATTGTCCATTAATCTTACCTACTGTTAAATTATCAGCATTAAGATTAACTACATTTATTTTAGCAGCATCAATTGTTCCAGCTGTTATTTTAGAAGCACTAACACTAGAAATCATTAAATTTGTTATAAATCCATTTGCTATTGTTAGCTTATCAGATGTAATTCCACCAGCCTGTATATTTTCACTAGATAAATTACCATTTAGTAATGTTTTTATACTAGCTGTTTCAGCTTGTATTTTATTAATATTTGCATTTGTAACATTTAAATCTTTTATATTAGCTTTATCAGCTATTAAGTTATTTGTTTTAGTTTCTAAAGCTTCTAATTGAGCTATAGTAGCTTTTTTAATCAATGCTTCAGAGATAGTTGCATTTAAAGCATTCAAGTCATTAATACTAGCTTTTTGAGATAAAAGATTATCTATACTAGCTGTTTTAGCTTCTAACACTCCGATTTTAGCTGTTGCTGAATTTAAATCTACAATATTAGCTTTCAGAGTATCAAGCTTACTTATTTCTGCACTAACTGCATTAAGTTGAGTTATATTAGCTTTAGTAGCTTCTAATGTACCTATCTTAGCATTGACAGCATGTAAATCTTGTATGTCCGCTTTATTAGCTTGTAGATTATCTATACTAGCATTAATTGCTTTAAGATTTACAACTTCAATTACATTTGCTTTAAAGTCCTCTATTTGTTTTACTTGTATAGAATCTATTATACTTCCATCTACAGTACCATTATCTGTTGTAATATTATTTACTGTATCTGTAGTTTCCTGATTTTCTTGTTGTATATCCTCGAACTTTAAAATAGCATTGGCAAGTTCTACTGTATCTCTGCTATGATCCTGAGGGTATTCTACTGTTTTAACAATTCTTTGTTTATCTCTTACTTTATTGCTTTTAGATAAAAGAGCAATAGTATCTCCTAAAGAATAATCTAAAATAGACTTATACTTTGGATTTAACTCAGCTAAATTTAAAACACTAGCATTATAAGAAGTAAACGGCTTAGATATTTCTTCTAGTTTAGCCCTGGCATCTTCTAAAAGACTTTCTTTTACGGTGTACCTTTCATCCTTCCAATAAATTGTTTTAATCTTTTTTGAATATTGAAAGTTTTCAACATAGTTTTTACCACCATTAATATCTTCAAAAGTTAAATTATCTTTCCCCTCTGCAATTATTCGAGTAGCAAATTTATAAGAATCTGATTGAACTTGTAGAGCTGTAAGATTTAAACTATCTATAAAGTAGGCTCCCTTATCTTCCCCAAGCTTTTCATATACTTCAATTTCTTTTCTAATGTATTAAAAACTATATCTACTCTATAAGTTTTCTTAATCTCTTTAACTATTTCTAACGCATTTTTATTAGTACACCTAACAGTTCTCTTTTTCTTTAATGTATTATCATTTACTGTCCATCCAGTTCCTACTATAGCGAGATTAATAGCATTAGTTATTGTTTGCTCTACACTTTCAAATCTATCAAATATATTAGCTTCAAGTTCTTCTAAATTAAGAACACAATCAAACCTAGTATAATCTACTCCTATATCTCTTGATTTAATAACAAATTCATCTTCTTTAGTTCTTATATAATTTTCTTCAATTATATTTTCATAAAATTTATCTTCTTTCGCATAAGAAAAAGAGAGCGTTTTATCTCCACTCTCTAATATGCTTTCTATGCTTAAATCTTTAAGATTTTGTAGTAATGCAATTATTTTTTTATTTTCTCCTAATAACTTTATACCAGGATAACTTTTTTCTTTTTTAGATTCTTTAGTGTTATTTACGTACGTAAAACTTCTATCACTTCCAGCACCAAAGCGTGTAAGAAATCCCATATTATTTCTTACAGTAAGAAAATCTAAAGCTATTTCATTTACTGTTCCAGTTGCATTTTCTACACGGCTAGAACCATATCTATAACTACAGTTAGAACATGTAGTACTTATATGAGCTATATTATCTTTATAAACAATATTATCTGCATGGACATGACCAAATAAACAGCAAACTATAGTTCCCTTCTTATTGTAGTCTACACTTACATTATACTTAAAATCTCCAGTATTATTAGAACTTGAATAACTTGTTCCTGTGGTATAAGCCTTCATTATTCCAAGCATAGCTTCAGAGTTTCGGATAGCTAAGTCAAACCCTTCAACATTCTGTAGCATTGGAGTATGACTACAAAATATAATTTTATAATCTGTATTTAAAGCTGTATGAGCTACCCAATTTAATTGATCATTAGAGAAAGCATAATCCCATTGCCCTTTATATTTCATGCTAATATCATATTCTGGAATATCTTCACTATTAAGTACAATTAATCTTATTTTATAATTATGAAAATCTTTATAATAATATAGGCCATTACCAAAAGTAACATCTTGCATATCAGAAAACATTAATTTTTTCATTTCTTCATGAGTTATTACTTTTGAGAAATCTTTATAATTTGAGTTATCATCATGATTACCTAAGGTAATAAATAAATTACTTCTATCTTCAAATCTATCTTTAAAGTTTTTAAGTCTTTTTATTACCTCTTCTTTATTTTCATGATTATTGATATAATCTCCACCTGTTAGGATGTAATTTATATTTTTTCTTTTATTAACTTCTTCTATAACTTTTATACTATTTAACCATTTATAAGTAGTAGTTTCTGCATTATGAACATCAGTTACAAAAGGAATTGAAAAATAAGCTCCAAATTCATCTACTTTATTTAATTTTTTTAATTTTAATTCTGTATTTTCTCTTAAAAAGTTTGGAACTGTCATAATATACCCACCTTATTTCAAATCTACAGTTAATCCTCCATCTGCTAATTTAGTTACATAAACTTCTGCTCCAGCTACTGCTAACTTTTTAAGTATTTCTCCCTTAGAAACTACAGTAATTACATAATTACCTTCCTCAAATGTTGGTTTAACTTCTTCTTGCTTATTAACTTCTTTGTAGTCAACATCAACTACCTTTTCCTTATTCTTTTGAAATTTTCTATTATTTTTATTTGCCATAATTTAAACCTTCTTTCTTAAAAATTTTTAAACTTTAAATATAAAAAGAGCTTACATTTTGTAAGCTCTTATACTAAAATACAAAACAATTTAAGCCTTTTCCTACTTGTGCAGCTTTATCTCTAAATTTTATGACTTCCGCTTGAACAAGTTGAGAGTTTGCTAAAAATAAATCCATATTAGTTACATAAGTTTGAATGTTAGCAACAGTATTTTGAGTTAAACTACAACTCATTGTTAATACTGTTTGTTTCATTCCATCTTTTTCAACCTCTACTGTTCCATTAAGATTTGTAGATTCTGTTATTGTACTTGTTACTTTTACATTTTCTTCTGACATTTTAATTCCTTCTTTCTTTTAATTTTTATAAATAGCGTGGCTCATATTTTATTACCACATCACAACTATTTTTGCTTAAAATAATTTCATTGTTTCCTGGCATTAAAAAAGGAAACTCCCACAAGTCAGTATCATCAAACTTATTAATACCTTCTTCTAAAACAGTTCCCTCTTTACCATCTATTATTATTTTTTTATTTGCGTGTAAATTTTTAATTATTATAGGATCATTGGCCAAGCCGTTAATTGTTAAATCAATAATATCTACACTTGGAACAATTTCAACTATAGCATTAGTCTTATAAGTACCTAATACATTTATTGTTTTAGTATTTACTCTATTCAAACTTTCAATTATTTCACTTCCAAAAGCCTTACATTCAAATTCAATATTTAAATATAACCATTCATCTAATTCAGTATCTTCTATAGAAGAATCTCTAATTTTCCCCTTAAAATAATTACTTAAATTTTTAAATTTTATTGTTGCTTCATCTAAAAATAATTCATTAAATTTTGATATATTTTCATAAATTTCATCTCTTGTTTTACCCTCAAATAAAATTTTTATAGTAATACTCTTTGAGATTTCATCTTTATCTATTTTAGAAGGTTGTATTAACTTTTTACTAACAGTAGCATTAAACTTTTTTATATCTATTCCATTAGCGAACATATTTTACCTCTTTCTGCTCTTTACAGCTAATTGATTTGAAACTATATCTACAAGTTCTCTATTACCTACTTTAACATTATTCTCTAATGTTAATTTTTCAAAAGCTAACATTATACCTGAAACTAATTTATCAGTTAATTCTTCTAATTTAGATTCAGCATTAAAATTATTGTTTATATTAGAATTTTGAATATAATTGTTATTTATATTATTTATTAAATTCTGACTTTCAAAGCTATTTCGTGAAAAATAACTACCACTAGATATTACATCCCTCAACATGTTAACTGACTTACTGTGTGGAATAATTTTTTCTCCACCACTAAATCTCCTAAACTCAGGACCACTTAAACCAACTAAAGTCATTTTATTTCCTTTAGTAGCTATCTCAAATCCCTCTTCACCTACTAAGTGTGTTCCTGATGGTGCGTTATTAGTACCTTTAGCAAATCCTAACCATTTACCAACTTGCTCTATTTTAGTTTGAATCCATCCTGTTACAGTGAAACTTTTTCCATCTAAATTATTAACTTTATTTTGTACTTCATTTAAATTACTTATAGCACCTGAAGTATTTGCTTTAACATTAATAGGTGTTCCATTTAAATTTAGTACACCCTCTCTAGTTCCATCTGCATTAGTCTTTACATCCTGTAAAGAAGCTATAATATTCCCATTAGCATCTACAATCTGTCCTGATGCATTTATTGTAGTTCCACTCATATCATTTAGAGCTCTATTAACATCAACAGCTGATACTTTATGTTGTTTAGCCATTTCTTTAACTTCATTTGAAATAGCAGCTGTATATCCACCGACATTATTATGAAATGAATCATAAACCCCTGTTATTTCTCCAGTCCTTTCATCTACTGTAACAGAAACAGCGTCCCATGCTCCAGTTGTGCTATTTACCATAACATAATTGCCTGATTCTGTTATATTTTTTAATCCCTCATATTGTTCTGTTAGCTTACTAAGCATTTTTTGTGATTTATGATCCTCTTCACTAAGTATTTCTCCATTAAACTTATTTATTTCAGCTAAAATAGCTGGATTTTTCTCACCTAGAGTTTTTAAGTAACCTTCATATAAATCATCATTAATTTTAAGCTTTTGATCTCTTTCAGCTGTTAATGAATCTATTTGCTCTTGTATTGCTGTTCTTTCTATATCATTTGCTTGACTTAAATTACTTTGTAACATTGCTATTTTAGTATCATAAGATGTCTTTATTTTTGCATATTCATCATCTCTTATTTTAGCTTTTTCTTCTACAAGTTTAGATGCATCTTCAAGACTTATACTTCTTAACCTATTTTGAAATTCATTTTGAGCATATAATACTTCTTCTTGTGTTTTTCCTATGGATTGTAATTCAATTTGAGCTATTTTATCTCTTTTTTCTTTTATAAGATTAACTTCTTCCTCACTTAAACCTCTCTTATCTTCCAAAGCTTTTTGTTCTATTTCAAATATTTCATTTTTTAGTTTTGTAACCTCATCAATATTGGTTTTTGATATCCTTTCAAGCGATTCTAAAACAACCTTTTCATTTTCACTTAATACATCATCTCTTAAAAAGAATTCCTTCATAGCTTTATTGGATTCTTCTTGTTTAGCTTTTATTGCATTTATAGCACTATCAGCCATTTCTGTAACTCTACCTTCTAAAGCTTCAGATTCTTCTTTTGTTATAACTCCATCAACATTAATTTCAGCTAATTTCATATTAAAGTCATTTACCTTTGCTGTACTTTCAATTACTTTCTCCTGGAACTCTTTACTTATATTTTGCGAAAAATCTTTATAAACTAATCCCATTTGAATTAACTCTTCCTTAGATTTTGCATTAACACCAGTAAATTTAGCAACTGCTTTTTCTAACCAACTCATTTGATCTGTAGTATATAAAATATTCTTATTCATTAATTCACTATGAGTTCTATAAATTTCTACTCCTGCTGCTAATGCTGCTATTGAAGCTGTTACTGCTATAGTTGCGGGATTAAGCAATTTAAATCCACCAGTTAAATTCCCTACCCCCTTTGTAGTTAAATCAGCTGAACTACTTAATAGCTTCATCTGTTTAGAGTTTTCAGCTGCTTTCTTAGATAACTTTCTATATATATCTACTAGGCTTCCTGCTCCTCTTGCTGCACTACCAAATCCTTTTAATGTTCCACCAAGTGCTGTTGTTAGTAAAGTAGTATTTATGATTGTCTTTTGTTCTTCTTCACTCATTTTACCGAACCAATCAGCTGTTTTACTTATTACATTTGATACTTGGTCCATCATAGGTAAAATATTTTCTCCAAATCGTATCATTTCATTTTTAATTTTATTTACACTTATGGCCATTCTTTCAGCTGGTGTTGCATTCATTTTATCAAATGCTTTTTGAGTTGCCCCAGCACTATCTTTCATTTGTGAAAGCATATTGTTGAAATCTTTTCCTGAATTAGTAGCTATAATCATAGCTGCTTTACCAGCCTCAGCACTTCCAAACATATCAGCTAGAGATTTTTTATTTTTCTTAGCTCCTTCATCCATTATTGCAAGTATATCACCCAATGATTTTCCACTTCCAATCAATTCTTGGAATGTCTTTCCACTAACATCTTTAAGTGCCTTACTTGCATTTGTACCTTGTTTTCCAAGCTCATTAAACATAGAACTTACATAAGTACCTGCTTCACTTGTTGCAATACCTTTGGCTGTTAATTCTGCATATGCTGTAGTGACATTATCTAAATTAACTCCAAAAGCCTTAGCAGTAGGTATTACTTTACCCATACTTTGAGCCAACTCAGCAACAGTTGTTTTACCTATATTCTGAGTAGTAATTAATTTATCACTAACATCAGTTACTTTACTTGCTTCCATTCCATAAGAATTAAGTATTGTAGTTAATAAATTCAAACTATCTCCAGCTTGTGCAAATCCTGCTTTCGCTAATTTAGTTGAATTTGTAACAAAGTTAACAGCATCACCTGTTTTTTGTCCAGCTGAAATTGCATCATAAACATTATTAGATATTTCAGAAGCAGATATACCAGTTTGGTTAGATAAATCAATAATTGATTTTTTCATTTTATCATAGCTAACTTCATTTTCATCAGCTATTGTTGTTACCTTGGCAAATGCTGTTTGAAAATCACTAGCCATTTTTGCACTTGCTGTCCCAATAGCTAAAACTGGAGCTGAAAGCTTCAATAAACCATCACCTAATTTATGTGCATTATCTCCAATAGTTCTAAATCTTTCACTAACTTTAGCATGATGTTCATCTAATTCTTTTATCTTTTTTTTATATTCTTCTAAAGGTATATTATTTAAAGCTTGGCCAGTATTAGAAATCTCCTTTTCTAAATTTTTCATTTCAATTTCAGTTAAAGAAATTTCTTTAGTAGCACTATTCATTTGATTTTTATAAGTTTGTAGTTGCTTCTCTGCCTTTTCTATAGCTTTTGTATTATCGCCTTCAGTATTTTTTAATTTTTCTAACTCTAATTTTTTCTTATTTATATTTTCTTTAGATTCATTTAATTTTTTATTATATGCTTCAAGCTTTGCTTTTTGTATATCATATTTCTTTTCTAAATTACTTAATTTAGCCTTTAATCCTTCCTGGCTTTTTTCAAAGTCTTTACTTCCCTTAGCTGTAGTTTTGTATTCTTTATCCAGGAACCTTAACTCTTTATTTAATGCTTGTATTTGTTTGCTGGCTCCCTTATCTTGTACACCAAGGGTAACCAATAATTCTTCATCTGCCAATCTCCCACCTCCTTTAATCTAAAACTTTTAATACCACTGGTTCATCTTTTATTTCATGGGAGTTGTTGATGTTATTTTTTCTTTTATTCCTATTAATAAAGTCACTATGAACTTCTATTTGCTTAAATACTTTTACTGGAGTTGCTTCCCAAAACTCCTCTTCTCTTTTTCCTAATATAGTTGTGTAACAATAATACAACCAATCAAGATCCATATTTTCTTTAGTATTATTGCTACCATTTACTTTTTTCCTGGTTTAACTTCTGGTAAAGACATATTTACATATTCTATAACTGAGTTTCTTAAAACAGTTAATGCAAATAATAAATTTCCTTCCTCAATGAACTCTTTACCTAATGGTTCATTAGGATTTTCACTTTTTCTTAAAGTTGATGCAATAAAATTTATTGCTGCTTCATCATCTAAAAGTTGAAGCTTGAAAAAACCCTCCGAAAAACTTACTTGAGTTATCTCTTGATAAACAGCTATGCTTTTCATATCAAACATAATTACATATTCTTCACCATCTATAATTAAATCTAATTTTTTCTTTAATAAACTCATATAAGCTCCTTTCTTAAAAACAAAAGAGCATCTAAATAAGATGCTCTTCACTATGCTACTTCTTCACTAAGATATCTAACCTTTTCAAAGAATTTTTGTAATTTATTTTGATCTACATCACTTTCAGCAGAATCAATTCTGAAATCAATAGCTCCTTCAACATGTTCATTGGTAAATGGAATTGCTTTTCCTGTTAATGTTATATTAGTAAACTCTATATTATCTGAAGAACTAGACTTAACTGAATTCTCATCCCTAGAAAGTTTTACATTATAAAAAACAGTATTAACATAACTATTGTCACTATAAGTTTCTTGGAATAATAATGCAACTGGTATTGGATTATCACCAATTCCTGTTTCCATCCCTCCCTTAGAATATTTTTTACCTAATATTTTTGCTACAGTTTTTGTTGGAACATTTAAGAAAGTTAAAGTAACATCTGCTCCTGTTGGTTTCTTTTTATATATCTTTGTTTCATTATCAGCATCAGCTTTTCCTTCAGCATAAGTGTATTGATATTGTAACTCAACTAATCCCTCTAATTTTTCAGGAGTTTCAAAATCTGTTCCTCCTTCATTCATTGGAGCAAACATACAATTTTTACATCCTTCTTTTACTCTTTCATTCATTATTTATCACTTTCCTTTCTATCTATACGAATCCTTTGAATTTTATGGCTGTATTGTAAAATCCATTTTGCAATCTGAAAGGGACTTGAACTTGTCCCCCTTTAAATCCTGCCTCTAGCATAGCTTTTCTTACAGTTTCATTTCTAAAGTCTATTCTTTTATTAGAATAAACATTTAATAGTATTGTATATTCTCTTATTCTTTCTTTATTATCCGCAAAGACAATACCATTAGAGAAATAATTGTATACAACACATTCTTCATCCTCTGAATCTCTTTCCAAATAGGAATTTTTAAACTTTATGCTATCTAAAACATTTTTTATTTTTTCATTCATAAAATCACCTTAAAGCTTCACCTATTTCAGCTTTTAATTTTTGTTTAAGCCTCTTTTGTATATCACTCTTAGAATCTTTAACAGCTTCATTAAACCAAAATTGATGCATATTTATATATATTTGCCCTCTAAAATTCAAACCTTTATCAAAGTAACCCCAATTATGAAACCAAAGAGATTTCCATAAATCAAATGGAGCATTATCTTTACTGAATCCTACATCAACATAACAACTTAACCCATATTTCCTAGTTTCTCCTTTTCCAACATACATATAACTTGTATCTGAAAAAGTTTTTGCTTTACTCGATATTTTCTTTTCGAGTTCTTCAGCTACTTCATTAATTGCTTTTTCTGTTTCTATATGAGATAACTTATTTAATTTATTTAATAATTTATCAATGCCATCAATCTTAATCCCCATTATTTTATATACTCAGTTTTAATTTCTAAGTAGACTCCTCTCTCTTCAATATCATTAACATAAATAATATTGTAAGGAATTTTATTAAAAACAATTCTATCATTTTCAGTTATTTCTATACTTTTCAAAGCTCTTATATAAAAAGTTTTAGCTACTTTAAAGCCTTTTCCATTTGCTTCAAAGAACTCCTCACCTCTTACATTTAATACTTTAGCTCTTACTTTTTCTAAAATAGGCTTCCATTCTAAAGTAGGTCTATTATCTTCATCTTTACCTGAAACCTCTCTTTGGATTTCTATAATATTTCTAAACTCTCCAGGATCAATTATTCTCAAAATATCAACCCCTTATCTTGAAAGTTGTGTAATCAATGAATTTAATGATAATACAAAACTTTTATTTACATTAGATGATGCAGGCATTCTCTTTTCATAAAATTGAGATGTTATTAGCTTTATGCATAATACATATTGAGGATTTTCAATATCCTCTTTTGCTCCTGATTTAGTTAGTATCGCTTTAGCTGCATTTATTAAAGATTGAATTTCCTGATTATCCTCTTCATTTGCTCTTAAATATTCCCTAACTTCTTTTAATAATTCTTCATCATTCATAATAATTAAAAAGAGAGAATTTACATTCTCTCTTCTACTTCATTACTCCTTTCAGCTATTGCTTTTTTTTTAATAAAATTACACCTTGTGAATCTGATAATTTTCCATCACCTAAAGCTGTAGCTTTTGTAATCCACTCATCTGTATCTTCATCAAAGTATCTTTTTATTGCTGTTTGTAAATTAGAATTAAACATATAATCTTTTAAGTTTACTATTATTCCAAATACAGCATCATTTTCAGCTGATTCAAATGATGGTAAGTGATCTTCAACTTGAATAACTTCTTTTCCTTTAAATCTATATGTTTCAGTTCCATCAATTCCATAAGTTGTTCTTGCAACTGGCTGACCATTTGCATCTACCATACCACAAATATCACCTTCATAAGTTTCACTATTTAAAATTATTACAGCACCATTTCTTTTAGATAGTGGGACTTTAGCTAATATTTTGCTCCAAGCTTTCCAGCTTCCTAAATCTTTTTCGGCAACAGCTATTTTTTGACTTTCTTCAATAGAAGTATCATTAATTATTCCTAGTGGTTGTCCTGTTCCTGATCCTTTTATTATAGCCTCTTCAATAGCTATAATCATAGCTTCAGATACATTATCTATTACTGTTGATTCAAATATAGCTAATGAAGTAGTATCCGCTTCTAATGATACTGCTACTCTACATTGTAATTTATGATATGCAAATACAACGCTACCTTTAACCTCTTTCTTTTGCTTATCTGCAACTTTCCCCTCACTAACCCAAGTTGCTACTGGTTTAGCACTAGCCTTAGGAATTGATACTCCACCTTTTATATTTGTTATAGTAACCCTTGTAAATATATTTCCATAGAATTTTAATTTTTCTATGATTTTATTCATAACAGTTTTAGGAATAAGAACTCCTATATCACTTGTTACAGTTGTAGCTGCTGCTCTTTCTTCAGCTGGAACAACATCATCTGGAATTGGTGTACCTCCTAAAACACATTTCATAAACGCAGTTCTATATTCTAAGTCATTTCCTAAATTGTTATTTTTATCTCTCATTCCATAGGTACTTAATGGATTAAATCCACCACCTAAATTCTTTGATCTCTTATTGATATCTTCGTCATCATCTCCAGCACCATCTATATCGTCTTCTTTTGAATTTAATATACTTCTTAACTCATCTATTTCAGAACCAATAGCATCCGCTTCTGATTGAATACTTCTTAATTCTTCAACAGTTGTAGCCTTATCAGCTTTATCCTTTAAAGCCTTTCTTTGATTAATTTTTTTATCTATCATTTTTTGTAATTGAGCTTTTAACATAAATTTTATTCCTCCATTAATTCTAATTTCAATTTTAATTTTTCTCTTTCTAATTCTAAGTCAGTATTTTTACTAGCTGATCTAGCATTATCTAAGGATATTTTAGCTTCTTCCAATGTGTTTTTATCTCTTGCATAAATTTCAGTAGCCTCATAAGCTGGATTATTTACAGCACTTACCTCATAAACCTTTGCTATTTTAGTAATTCTTCTTGTTGGCATAGAAGAATCTAAGTTCTCCCAAGTCTGCTCTTTAATTCTAAAAGCAAAGCTCATACCATCAATGTCTTTTCTTTCAATAGCTGAATATAAAGCGGCTGCATTTTGATTGCCTACTATATCTAATTTAGCTCTCATAAACAGTCCAATATCATCAATAGATATTTGCATTGTTGAATTAATATCATTATTTCTACTTCTTGCAAGTGGTATTTCATCTTGGCCATGATTTACAAATAAAGCTACATCGGAAAAATCGCAACCATCAAAGGCTCCTCTTTCAATTACTTCATAAAAAAAACCACCTATATCGGTAGTTTGATTAAATACAGCAGCATGGCCTTCTATACTGTTTTTATTTTCATCTTCTAAAGCTCTTGTAATCATATCATTCATTTTAAAGCTTCTCATTACCGAAAGATCATTTTTTATTTTTTCCATTTTTCTCACCCACTTTCTTTTTAAATTTTGACATTTGGTATGAATCAGCAATATCTTTATTTATATAATTAAGACTCATTATTCTAACTTCTCCCCCTTCATATGGCGGGAATCCAAACATACTAGCAATTTGATTTCCAGTTAGCACTCCAACTCTACTTAATATATCTACAGCTTTTATTTTATTTGCTGTATTAGTAAAATTAAGTCCATAATCATAAAAAACTATTTCATTTCCAAAGTTTAATTCTCCTTCTGAAAATAAAACTTTACTAAATGATCTTCCAAGAGATATTACCATAGGTTCTAAAGTTTTTTCATAAAAAGCTTGGAACTCTTCTTCAGTAAAATCTCCTCTTAATATTGGAAGTGATACTCCATAATGATTTAAAATCTTATATTGTATAAACTCTAATATTTCTTTATCAACTGTAACTGGATTAAAGTCCAATGGAATATATTCGCTTTTCATATCTATTGGCAATATTCCACTTTTAGAATTATTTAATTTTTTCTCAAAAGCTGTTCTTTCCTCTTCTTGTTTTTCATCATTCATCATAGAATTAATTTTTATAATTCCTCTTATACTGAAACTTGCCTTTATACTTTTATCAATCCCTTGTAATAAGGTTTCATTTATTTTTAAAGTTTTTAATAAAGTTTCATCATGACTTACCCCATCTTCAGGACCACCCATAAAGTTATGTGCATTAAAATCTTTTCTCCAATGAATTACTTCATTATATGGAAGTGTACTATTAGTCCCATCTTCCCAATAAAATTTTAAGAAAAGTGTATTTAATTCATCTTGTAAAATATCAACTTGAACTGGATTTAATGGCCATAAACCAGTAAATTTTTTAGAAGTTTTTCCAGTACTTTTATATTTAACATATACATATGAAGGATAAATAAAACAGTTTTTTGTTTTCTCTCTAAGCCAAACTATTTTTTCTAAAAAATCACTTGTAGTCATTAATGGATTTGGGCCAAATTTAAGAAGTCTATTAAGATCACTATTAACTTCCTTTTGTATTCCACTATTACTATCTGTTCTTATATGCTTAGGTTGTAATTTACTTATTTCTGTAGCTATACATCTAACACAATTTAAAACAACATCTGATGCATATACATCATTCCCAAACTGAGTAAATACAGCCCTATCACCATTTAGCATTTTTGTCATGTTATAATTCTTTATTCTTTTCTTAAAATAATCGAATAACCCCAACCTCTCACCTCCTTTCACAATTAATAAATTATTTTACACAATATAAATAATCTCTTTTAAATCTATCTAAGACAGCATAGCATATAATCATTGTTACAGCTCCATCTATATGTCTTAATTTAATATCTTGTACTTTAACTGGCATTATTCTGCCTAGTTCATCAATCTTAATACTTACATTTTCTAAACACCACTTATCTATTGGATTTTGATTATAGTTAACTAAATTCTCTTTTAAATCTGCTTCAAGTTTTTTCATTGGATTACTAAGGTTATTTACATCTTGTGGTATTTTCTCTAAATCAAAACCATAGTCCTCCATTTCAGATACAAAAGATTTAGCATTCCACCTATCATATCCAGCTTTAAAAACCCTTATATTATATTTTCTATATAAAGACACATACCAAGCAACTACATCGGAATAGTCAACCTCATTACCTGCACAGATAGTTAACCATCCGTCTTTTGCCCATTTTTTATATTTCTCTCTATCTTCTCTACTTACCTGACCTAACTTGCTTTCTGGGATAAAATACATAGTATACATATATTTCATATGTATACCTGGTTTATCTGTATTCTTTAACACCATAACTCTAGCATTAGTTAAGTCTGTAGTTTCACTTAAATCTGTAGCTCCTAAAGCTATACATCCCTCTAACTCTTCTATTTCAAAAGTTAAATCATTCTCTATATCTTTAGCCTGTAGCCATGCACATGCACCATTTTGTTTTATATTAAAATCTTTGGCCAATACAAAAGCTCTTTTACTATTGCTAGTTTTAGCTTCTTCTATCATATTTCTTAAAAATGACCACTTTTTAATTTTCCCAAGCCCTGGATTACTTTTTACCCATGAACTTTCATCTTGCCAAACTTCTTGTTCTGAGTCTTGGGTGCATAACCAAATTAGCCATCTAGGTCTTTCTAGTTCTCCATTTAAAACTTTCCTAGCATCTATAAGCCTATCGTCTAAATAACCACCTTGTGTAAAACCTTCAGTTGTTAGTTCAAAATATAGAGGCTCGTCTTGTGTGGATAAAGCCTGTCTAATCGGCATTACTGTAGTATCATCTTTCATTTCAAAAACTTCGTCTACAGCTCCTACCCCTATATTTCTTCCTTCTTTAGCTCCACTTTTAGCAGATAGTTTTCTTATGTTACCTTTATTTTGATAGCTAAACTTTCCTTTTTTCTTTTTCTGTTTTGGATTGCCAAAGAAAATTCCCTTAATATTTTTTCTTGTAACCTTCTCTAAAGTTTTACTTTCTTCTCTCATTGAGTTAATTGCTTGGAACATCAAATCAGCCTGTTCATAGTCATTAGATGCACATAGTATTTTCTTACCCATTTCTCCACAAAACCACTCTGAAAGACAAATTGCAGATATAAAAGGTGTTTTACCATTTTTTCTTCCAACTAAAAAAAGCACGTCTTGATATTTTCTAACGTACTTCCCAAGTTCATCATCCCAGATTTTTATTGCAAATATAGCTTCTACAAATGCTTTTTGCCAAATTTCTAATATAAAAGGCTTTCCAGCGTGCGGAGCTTCAAAATGCTTGCATTCATTTTGGATGAAATTTATTCTTTTTTCTGAGTCCTCAAACTCAATTTTTATTTTATTAACCTTCTGATAAATAGGATCTGCTATCTCTTTTTTAGTGTTTTTAATTGTAGCATTAACTCTCTACCAACAATTATTTCGCCTTGCTGAATTTTATTATAATACTCTAATATATTACTTCTATTCATAAGAATTTAATTCATCCCCATCGTCATCATCATTATCTTTACCTAATATGTTAGATAGCTTGGCAATATAATTTAGATAGTTAGCTCTAACTTTTACTATCAATTTACTTACTGGTAATTCCTTCTGTTGAGAAAAATTCTTAGGATTTATCTTAATAAGTCCCTCTGATGAACTAATAATCTCTTGTAATTCATCCAGCTCAACTTTCATTCTTGCAGCTTCTAATATTGCACCTCTCGATAAATCTAACTGTTTTTCACTAATCCCATCAAAAAGAGCTAGTAATCTTTCCTCTTCTTTTTTAATTTTTTCTAATCTTACATCTTCTTTTCTCAAATTTTCTCCTCCTTTCAAATTATTTTTGAAAAAAAGTCAAAATTTTGGTGTGTATGCATCTACTGTTGGGCAATCCACTGTTAGCCAGCGATTTTTTTCAATAAACAAGGGGGGCTATTAAAAATATTCTTCAAACCAATTATCGATTAAACTTCTCCAAAAATCTTTTTTATTTTTTCTTTCATCTGTTATTTCTTCTAGCCTTCGATAAAGTTCTTCCTTATCTGGCTTCAATAAGATTAGTTCAGCACCCAGCTCTCTTTGTAATAGCTCTCTCTTATACTTATCTGCATAACCTCCAATAATCCATGCACTATTGAACTTACCATAATTAGTTTTTATATTATCAATAATAGAATCTCTTAAAAACATAACATTATACTTTAACTCTTCGGGTTTATCATACAAAGGTAGCAATGTAATAGCTTGATATAATCTATCCATATCAACTACAATATCTCGCCTATCTTTATTCTCTAGTACATAAGAAGTTTTACCTGCTAATGGTGGACCATAAACAATATAGATTCCTCTTCCTAATGTTTTCTTGTACCTACCATATCCAGCTCTCTTATGTATCTTGTTATGACATTTATCATGTACTAACTCTACATTATCAGGATTAAGAGATATCATATAATCATTAACATTACCTAGTGTAAGTTCCTCTTTATGATGCACAACTATAGTATCCTCTTCCTTAAATGCTTCGCCACAATGAAAGCAAATAGGAAGTCTATCAGCTAATATAACTTCTCTAAACTTCTTCCACTCCTTAGATTGATAGAAGCTATCTAATGTATTCCACATAGTTCCTCCTTAGTTCCAACCTTCCGAATCTAATTGCTCTGTTCTAGCTTTAATAAACTTTACATTAGCCTTTAATAACTCTAGCTCTTGCTTCTGCTTATCTGTAGCTATATTCATGTGTTCACTCAACCACTCCATAGCTTTTAATGGATCATGTAACTTTAAAGATATTCCACTCTTGCCTTGCTTAACTTCACTTATAACAGAACCATCTAACTCTTTACTATCTTTAAAATATATATAGTTACTGTTTACTTTCTTAGGTTCTTCTTTACTACCTATGTTAATTTCTTTAGTACCAAACTCTATATAATCTGTCATTGATGCATAAGCAATATCAAGGTATCTCTGGAATATATCCTCTTCTGTTATCAGTATCATGTTCAACTTATCTGCTCTTAGTTCGTCTAACATTGCTTTTATCTTAGGGTTTCTTAGGGAATTACATCCCTCTGTCATTGCTGTTTCATAACTACACCCATATGCTTTCTTATATGCTTTAGTAGCATTAAAACATCTTATATAATAAGCACAAAAAAGCTTTTGTCTATCAGTTAACTCGCTATTCTTTAGTAGCTTCTTAGTTTCTGATTTCAAAGGCTTTTCTTTAATACTCTTATCCTTCTTTTTATTTAATGAGCGTTCATTATTATTTGAACGTTCATTATCCCATTCATATGTTTTCTTCCAACGCCTAACAGTTGATGCTGGTATATTAAGTTCTTTTGATATGTCTATTAGCTTATATCCTTTTTTATATAAGCTATAAGCTTTATCTACATTGGGACTTCTTACTCTTGGCAACTCTTTATCCCTCCTAAATATATCTTTCTTTTAAAGAGGCAACTTCTTTATCAATCTTTTGTTTTAAATTACCTATCTTATTAGATAGCTTTAACCTTTCACCTACACTCTTATTACCGTGAAATTCTTTTACATACTTGTCCATCAATATTTGATAATTTCTAACCTTATCATTTATTATTGCAGGTACATATTCTTTTTTACAATGTGGACAAATAAAGAACGTTTTTACAATATCGTTCTTTATCCTTTCTTCTTTTACATCCATTTCAAAATCTTTCTTGCATTCATCACAATTTACTTTCATAGAACTAACCTCTAATCACTTCATTAAATCTTTCAACTGAGTAATACTTATCTCCAGCTTTAATAACAAAATTAAATCCCTTACTAATTTGATTCCAATGATCTTTTATAAAATCTATATTTGCATTCATTCCCATACCACATATGTAACCTTTGATATATTCATCTTTGGTTATAACTTCATATATCTTTTCATTATTCAACTCTTCAATTTTCTCTTTAGCCTTTCTAAATTCTTCTTCGTCTACTTCTATTCCAACAGTTATTGAAAGATCTGTTTTCTTTTCATTTTGTAAATCTTTTGTTTCAATAAAATTCTCAATACATTCTATATCATCTATTTCTGCAATATCCTTTACTACTTCTAATCCACAAGGTATAATACAAACCTTAGTACCTAACTTTTCTGTTAATTCTTTTTCTTGTTCTTCAATTCTTATAAAATCATTATTTGCTTTTAAAATAATCATTTAAATCAACTCTCCTTTTATTTCTAACTTCATAAAATCAAATTAACTATTTAAGATATTGCACAATAACAAAGCTTTTATATATTTCTATTTTCACATTCTTATATTTTCGTTCAATATCTTTTACAATTCTTATTCTCTCTTTAAAAAATTTAAATGGAATTGCTTCACAAACTTTCATAATACAAATCCTCCAATAAAAAATAAAAAAGAACTTAGTTAAAAAACTAAATTCTTTTTTAGCTCATAGTCCAGAGAGCTCTTCTTTATTTGTATTGGCAAGTTATATTGGCTAACAACCACGTAGAGAATAGAAAGATTCGAACTTTCATTCATGATAGGCCAACCTATCGAACCCTCCAAGGTATTCTCATATTAAGTGATGCCATTAAATAAATAGCATCACTTTAAATAGTGTAATTAACTTTAAGTTGTTGGGAGTTAAATTTTTCAAATGAATATAACTATTCACACTACAATTATACTTCTTCTAAACCACTATGGAAACACCATCTTTTCACCATAATTACACCAAATCGAATTTAACCCCATCTAATCCAAATAATAAAATACTTAATTCTTTTATACATGAATTAATCCATCTTGTAGGTGTGTTTTGGCCACAATTTAATTCATCTCTAATATCTCCATAACTTTTCTTTTCTATATAATACATTTCTAAAGCTCTATACTGTTCATATGATCCTTCTCTAATTTTATTTTCTTTTAATTCATTCATTGCCATTTCTATATGTGATACCATAATTAAAGTTCTTAGTTTACTTCTTCTTATACTCAATATATACGCTCTATCGTCTTCGTCATCCTCTTCTATATCAAACCCACTTAAATCATACCTAGATTTATCTGAATGAATTTTTAAACTATTAAAATTCTTTAATAGCAATTCTGTATTATGCAATACTCTTTTTTTCTTTTCTTCTTTTTCCTCTTCTTTAAATTCTTTTATTGCTTTCTTTATAACTTTATCTATTATTATTTCTTCCTTCATACTTAACCCTCTTTAACTTCATTAAAAATTCTATCTAATTTATCTTTAAATAGTTTTGCTTCTAACTCTTTATAATACTTCTCTAATTTATTAACAGTCCTCACATTTTTATATTTGTATGCATATAGCATTTCTTCTTTTAAATATTTTTCATCTTCTTCAGATAATATTATCGGTCCTGGTTTCAAAGAATTTTCTCTTTTAAAGTGTTCTAAAATAAATCCTACTTGATTCTCTTCAACAAAATTATTTTTACTTTTTTCTTTACTTAACATAGCTAATAATATAAGTATTATTAATCCCATTAATGCTATAATCATTTATTCACCTCTTCACTTGATAATAAATCTATACCATCTAAGCAACTTTTCATTGAAATCAACCCGGCTTTAACTATTTCTGAATTAATACATATTTTCATCTCTTTTGCTATTTCCTCCATTTTAAACTCTCTATTTTTTCTTTCTGATTCTTTTAATTTACTCATTGTTTTAACCTCTCCATATCATCTTTATTTAAAATAAGCTTCTCTTTCAAATCATCTATTGTATATCCATAATAAGTACATACTTTTCCTAAAAACTTTATATATTCGACTGTTATTTTTTCATATTTTAAAACTTTAAAACATTCTGTTAAATCTTTTTTTACTCCTATTTTCGCTTCTGTTTTATTTATTATTTCACTTATTTTAGTGTCACCTTCATGAGCCATACAAAAATTTAATAATTCACTTCCATCACTTGTTTTATAAACCATTCTTGCATCATAAGGATCAATCTTCTTGCAACATAATTTACATATACCTGTATCTTTCATACTAATCCTCCTTTAATCCATGGCTAGTTAAATATAAATCTAACTAGCCATATACCCTTTTAAATATTAACTGGTTCCAATATAGCTGAAGCTTCTTCTATTCTTGCTATATCTTCTTGAATCTCATTTATTTTTTCTTTCTTAGCAGCAATAAGTGCTTCTAACTTTTTAAGTTCTTCAGTTTCTTTTTCTACTTCCTGAGTTTTTATCTCTAATTGCCCTTTTAATTGTTCTGATATACTTAAAACTTTTATTTCAAATCCTTCTTTATTCATTTTAAAATTCTTGTCCTCTGTTACTTTTTCTAATTCCATGCCCTCATTCTCCTCTTCTACACTATTTATTTCCTTAGTATTTATAGCCTCCTTCTTTACCTCTTCAATTTCTTTATCCTTCATCTTTTTAAATTCTTCAACTTCTTCTTTTACTTCTTTATAAACATTCGTTCTCATAGCTGCTGATAACTTTGGAAATTCTTTTTTAAGTGTTTCTATTATTTCCTTTTGTTTCTTACCTTCATATATCAATTCTCCAACTCTTGTTTTTACATTATTATCCAACTTGTCCATCTCCTCTTTACTTAATTCTCCTAATCCTCTTCTAGCTTTTATATCCTCTTCTAAAAGATTATTAGTTGTATCCCATATTTTTATTAATTCTTCATTTTTTAAATTATATAGCTCTGTTAATGCAGCATTGATACAGCTATATGTACTCATTCTTGTTTCTTCTATGCTAATATCCATTCTCTCTTTTTCTTTATTTAAAAGCTTTGTAATAATCCCTATTTGTATAGGTGTTAAATTTTTTACTGCTCTTAATTCTTTTTCTTTTTTCTTATATACTGTTTTCTTTGTTGTCTATTAATATTTAGAGCATGTTTAACTTCTTCTTGATCTGCTTCTATATGTTCCTGGAATCTCTTAATAAATAATTCCTCTTCTTTACTTAATTTTTCTTCCATATCTCTACTCCCTCGGTTGCCATTCTTTATTTTTAATTTTTCCACACTTAGTACATTCTAAATAAACTAAATCTCCATTCCTGGCATAAAAGGGAACTCTTTTCCTAACCTCTTTAAAACTATGATTACAAAAAGCTTGTCTTATTTTATTTATTATCACTTTTATTCAACTCCTTAACTTCTTCTAGTAAAACCTTTATATTAAGAGCTAATTCTTTACTAATTCTTCTCCCACTTTGTCTAGGTATAGTAAGAGTTGTTTTTCTCGCACATAATAAGCACATTTTAACTTCTTTTTCTCCATTACTTGCAACTATAAATCTTTCATTTGAATATAATTCACACCCACACATAGTACATTCTTCTTTATAATTTCTTTTTGCTATTCCTATATGCATTTATTTATCCCTCCCCAAAAAAGATATTTCTTTAATTAAACTAGATTCATTTAATAAATCAGGAAACTCATTTAATGTTTCTATATATGCATCAAGTGATATTCCTAAACTTGTATCATAATCTAATTCATAATACTTAATTTCTCCAGCACTTAATCTACTTCTCATAGATAAAACATCCCCTGAAATAGTTCCTTTTCCTTCAAGAGCTCTTATTATATTCTTTTCTTTGACAATAACAACTTTCATATTTACACCTCTAACCTATTATTTCTACAACACTACTTTTTACAACATCTCTAACCCAATTATTTAAGCCTAGGTATCTTATAACTATATAATTTCCTTTCACAGTACACTCATTAACAGATAGTAGCTCTCCCTTTCTGTACATCCTTGAGTTTCCTTCAATTTTAAAATCTTCTTTTAACCTAACAAGCATATTATCACTCCTAAATAAATTTTATTTGTCCTGGTATATTTAGTTTTTTAATATCTGTTATTGCTTTAAAATATTTATTGTTTCCTAATCTCTCAACCTCTTCTATAAGCCCTAAATACAATAAATCTTTAAACAACTTATTTATATTTTGTTTCTTTATATCTAAAATTTTAGATATTTCTACTTGATTAAATTTCCCTACACTTAATAAAAGTAATATCCTGTAGTGGTTTCCACTTAGTTCTTTTAAATTTACTATATGTTTTATGTATTCATTATTCATAATTTTAGTAATGTTATAGTATTACTAAAGTAATATACCTTCATTACCTCTCACCTCACTTTAAATATTTTTATATGAAGAGGTTTTAAAGTATCAATTTTTCCTTTTATTTTTTATTTTTCTTTTTCTAACCTCTGTATTACCTTTTTCTTTCTTTAGTCTAAGATTGATATAATACTTTGAATTAATTTCATTAAAATTTACTTCAAAGTATTTCAATGTATATCCTGGATAAAGTTTTCTTATAAACTCTCTATCTCCTTGACATTGAACTAATTCTCTTATTTTTTTATTATTAAATTTAAAATCATCTGTTGCTATATCTGCTCTATCTAAATTCCTACTTGGCACCCATCTTTTTTTACCTTTTGGATCCTTTGTTAAATATTCTGCTAGACCTTCATATCCCAAATCATCTTCTCTTAAATGTTTAGCATCAACATTCCCATTTCCCCATATTTTTTGTAATTCTTCTATACTAACAACATTATTTATAATCATATGAATATGTAAATTTATATTTTCATCATATTCAATTACATAAATATACTTTAGTTCTTCCCTATTGTTCCTCTTCAAAAATCTTCTTAATCTTTCAAAGAAATTCTTTAGGTCCTTTGACATTCTCTCTTCTGTTTTAGGCCTTTTTTCATCTGTCCACCCCAAAGTTGCAAACCAATCTCTACAAGTAAAATTACATTCTATAGTTCTTCTTAAAGCATCTTTACTATTCTTCTCATTTAAATTTTTTTGCTTTGGCAGACTTTCTTTTCTTTTTCTTTTTTTATTGCTTTTTTTACATCTTCTTTCCATAAAAGTAATAGGATAAACTTTACACTCTAAATACTCTCCTCCTATAAATTGTTTTTCTCTATATGGCATTATCTTTTCCCCTTCCTATCACTTTTAATATTTCTTCTCTTTAGACTTGACTTTTTATATAAATACGTTCTAAGTTAATACCTTTACCAAGTCCCTAAAAGCCTTCTAAAGTTGACATTTTACAAGCAATAAGATAGAATTTTATTAAGCACATTATCTTATTTGCTTGTAAAATAAAACACGTTGTGGAATGGCTATTTACATCAACGTGTTTTTATTTTGTTTTAAAACTTTTTGTAGTCTTTCCATAAGTTCTCCTATGAATTTTTATATTCTACTCTTAGCCATGTTAATTTACTTCTTAATACTTCTATTTCTAATCTTTTATTTTCTATGGCACTTATACAAGTAAAATATTTACTAGCTGCTATATCTCTTTTATATCTAAGTGTAGATATTTCTTCCTTACCTTTAACTAAATTATCTATTAAAGTAACTTGTACTTTTTCTTGTCTTAGTAATAAAATTTCTTTTCTCAGCTCTCTTCTATATCTACCTTCTGTTAATGCTTTCTGCTCTGCTAATATAGTTAAATTTTCATTCAAATTTGTTAGTTCTATTAATGCATGATCTAAAAGCTCTATTATAGCCTGTGGATTCATAAAATATCTCCTATATCAATTAAAATTTTTCCACCCATACAAGCTCTTATAATATCTTCTCTTTCATAAAAGCCTGCTACATTCTTAACTGGTTTTAATAACATATCAATATCCCTTTGACTTATATCTAAAAGTTCTTTTATAACCTCTTTAGAGTAACTCTCAAGTTCAAATAATTTATAATACTCTCTTTGTTTTTCTAACCTTAATTTCTTCAATTCCTTAAAGCCATTGTTATGTACCGCATTAGGAGCTAAAACATGACAATTAGCACATAAATCAACTAAATTATGTTTGCACTTTATTAATGCAGGTTGTTGTTTTCTACTTACAATGTGATGTGCTTGTATATTTTCTGTACTGCCACACAATTTGCAATATCTCATATATATTTCCTCCTTAAAAATAACTTCTTAATTTATCAACAACTGACATTTGAGTTCTCCCTAAAATTCTTCCTATAGCAAAACAATCGTAACCTTGTTCTCTTAATGTAATAGCCTTATTTTCTTCCTCTTCACTCCAAGGCTTCCATTCCTCTGGAATAGGTCTGTATGGAACATTTAAATTTATCAACCTTCTTTTTATAGCTGATTCAGTTCTAAATAAATCTTCTGAAATCATTTTATATGTGTAATTATTACTTTTTACTTTTGCTATTAATAAATTATCCTCTTCCTTAGTCCATCTCTTTTTAACATTAACTTTAGCTGGATTTATTTGATCTGCTTTTCTTTTTTCTTTAACCCAATTAGGTTCCTTACCTAAAACTCCCTCATTGAAATTCGCAAAATTTAATTCATTTTTATTTTTTTCTGCCCATTTCCAAAATTCCTCAATATCCACTACTTCGATTTTCATTTTTGATACCTTTTTAATTAATATTGGAAAATCTAAATCTTTAAGTTTCTTTTTTAAATAGCAATATCCACTTCTTGAATATCCTAAGGCTATTATCAAATCCTTAAATTTAATATATTGAATATTATCTATCCACTTTCCTAATTTTAAATAAGAAGCTTTCTTTCTTACACTTAAAATAGTTCTATTCAATTTCTTTGCTATAACATCAACACTTACTACTCCCCATTTTTCTTCAAGATAATTTATATCTTCTTCAGTCCATATTCTACCTGCCAATATTAACCCTCCTTAAAAAATAATGAAGTAAATTAAAAGAAAAACTAAAACCAAGTCAGCTATTATAATCCATAACAATGGCCTTCTATCCCTCATATACCCTCCTAAAAACAATTTCTGTTCTATTTAATATTTTCAAAAATTCTTTCGTTGGTGTTTTTTTATTAAAACTTAATCTATTGAACCTTATATCATCTTCTGTTGCTATTAAAATTTCTTCAAATAGTTCTAAACTACATCTTTTCTTTAGTTCTTGTATCTCTCTTAATAGCATATAAATTTACTCCTTTATAATTTTTTCATTAAAAATATTGAACTTAATATAAAGATAGCAATTAGCAAATAATATATTATGTAAAGTGCTATTTCCATCCTCTTAAAATTTTCCTTTTCCCAATTCAAAACTTCTTCATACTCCCAAAACTCTAACAAATACTTTTTACATCCTTTTAAAGTTCTAAATTCTTCTACCCAACATTCATTAGTAGAATTATCTATTGCTATATATTTATCACTTTCCTTACAAGCAGCTATATATATTCCTGATTCACTATTTCCATCACACCAGCTTTCAATGATCCTTTTAGCCTGTTCTTCAGTTATATATTTAATTTCCATTTTCCGCTCCTATTTTTTTCAAAATATGCACTCCTCAAACCTTCAAATGCCCATTCATAAAGCTCTAATTCTTTCTTTAACTCTTTATTTTCTTTTTTAAGTAATTTATTTTCATTTTTTATTTCTTTATTAGCTACTTGCAGAGAATTAATTATCTCAGTATCACTCCTACTTAATTCCTTAGCAGCACTATTCATCAAATCTACATCCTCTTGTTTGCACTCAATGTTATCATATTCCATGAATGTACTTCTTAATTTAATTAATCCGTTTATAATATCAACTCTATTCATAACGCTATTTCTCCAATCTTAATTCTTTATTAGTTTTTTTATTAAAAAATATATAGCTTGTCTTATCTTCTTTTATCAAAGAGTACAAGCTACAATCATATTCTCTTTTAGTTAAAAATTTCTTTTGTTTCATGGTTAACTTTTTAGGTTGTTTCATGTTTTAACCTCCATTTATTATCTTTAAAAACTAACTAAATCATATTAGTTATAAATATTAAACTTAACATATTACCAACACTTAATAATAAATATTTAAAACTTATCTTAGCTTCTTTTTCTTCCAAACACTTATAAATAAAATAAAAACTTAAATATAAAGTGGTTATTCCTCCTATTATCCCTAAAATTAATTTTCCTCCTGGAGTTAACATATACTACCTCCTAATTTCATATAATAAAATGTTACTTATATACCTTTTTCTTTTTAAACTCTAAAGGCCTATTAAGCCTTTTTTATCTTATGCTTTTTCTTTTTTTAATCTTTTTCTTTCAAAAATTTCTTGTGCAATAGGTTCTAAAGCTTTTAAAACCATTTGCCAATTTTTCTCGTTTTCTTCTTCTGTTATATCAGGCTCAACTATTGTTACCTTAACAGCCATAAATATCCCTCCTTCTTGAAATTATTACAAAATATCAAATTCTACTAATAAGTAATTTCACACTTTTTCATTAATTCTTTTTCCGCTTTGTCAGTCTGTATTCTCTCCCAAGCTCTAGCCATACGCTCTTCCATTTCTTCTTCACTTACAGCGAGGAATACTGGATAATGAGTTTTTGCTTTACATATTCTTAGTTTTCCATAATCTATTTCATTATCATTATCTTTTCCTTTTTTATTATTCATTATTATTTCTCCTTAATATTTTTTTCATTTGTCAATTTGATTAATAATTCAAAAAATATTACTTCATAATCACTCATTCTATTTTCCTCCGTTTACTATTGAAAAAATTTTTGCTTTAGGTAAGTTATAAATCTTACTTAACTTGACAATTTTGTCGTCACTCAATCTATTAATTCCATTTTCTAAATTATATAGTTGAGTTCTACTAATTCCTAATTCTTCTGCTATTTTATTAGCCTTTATACCACTTTTCTTTCTAATTTCTCTTAACATCATTTTATCACCCCCAGTACTTTAATTATAAGCCAACTTTTCAATTTTGTTAAGTTTTATTCTTTTTATTTAATTTGTTTATATTTATAATAATCCTATTTTCGCTATTTTTCTTCACTTTTCTATACTTTACATATTTGAAAAGTATTTTTTATTTTTTGCAACTACTTTACATTTTAGTAAAGTATGTTATACTTTTAAGTTGAAAGGAGGATTTTAAATGGATGAAACTTTTAAAGATAGGTTGAAGTCTTTTAGAGAATCTTTAAAAATAAACAAAAGAGATTTCGCAACTAAGTTAGAAATAACCGAAAGTTATTACAATATAATAGAAAACGGTAAAAGAAAACCATCAAAAACCTTTTTATATAAATTAGTTGCTTTTAGTAAACTTCCTGAGGAATATTGGTTGTATGGGATAAGTACTAAAGATTATAAAAATACTAGATCTAAAACCAAAGATACACAAATAGCAATTGAACAAATATTAAAATTAGGCTTGATAAAAGATTTTAATTTATTATTTGAAGACGGTAGTCCTAATACTACTGCCGAAGAATTATTAAAAGCTGCAATTAAAGCTGACTTAAGTTATTTTTTTGAAAAGAGTAATTAATTACTCTTTTCTTTTTTTAAAATGGCAATTACTAATAATTCAAAAAATTTTTCTTCATAGCTTGTCATTATGAAACTTGTCCCCCTAATACTTTATTTTGTTAAGAATTCATTTACATTCTATTAAATTAATTTTATATTTTCAAACAGATAAATTTATTAATTTAATAATTTCTAATATATATTATTTTATATATTTTATTGAATTTTATATTAAGGTAGTAATTTTATAAAACGAACAACATTTCATTAATTGTAAAATATTGTAATTTAACAATATTAAAATCTGAACAATATTTTTTAATTAAATAATCAACAAAATTAAATTTCAAATAATATTATGATAATATTTTAATTATTGGTTAACTTTACCTTAGTTAGAAAATTTATTATCATTTCATTAAAAGAAGGAGGCAACTTATGAAACAAATAGCTATATATATAAGGAAATCTGTAAAAGGAGATGAAAATTCAATTTCTTTAGAAGCACAGACTGAAATAATTAAGCATTACTTTAAAGGAGAGAATAATTTTATTATCTATAAAGATGATGGTTTTAGTGGTGGAAATACTAATAGACCTGCTTTTCAAAAACTTATGGCTGATGCAGTTGAAAATAAATTCGATACTATTGCTTGTTATAAATTAGATAGAATTGCTAGAAATACATTAGACTTTCTTACTACATTTAATTTATTAAAAGAATATAATATAGACTTAATCTGTGTAGAAGATAAATATGATCCCAGTACTCCTGCAGGTCGCTTAATGATGACTTTATTAGCATCACTAGCAGAAATGGAAAGAGAAAACATAAAACAAAGAGTTTCAGATAGTATGCTTAATTTAGCTAAACAAGGTCGCTGGACTGGTGGTACACCCCCCTTTGGTTATAAAGTTATAACTTTAGATGGAGGAAAATATTTAGAAATAGAAGATAAAAATAATATAAAATATATTTTCAATGAATTTATAAACGGAAAAAGTATAATTAAACTTGGAAATGAATTTAATTGCAATAAAAAGAAGATAAGTAGAATATTGCATAATATAACTTATTTACAAAGTTCTAAGGATGCAAGTATATACTTAAAACAAATATTGGGATATGAAGTTATAGGAGAATCTAATGGATATGGCTATTTACCTTACGGTAACTATAAAGTTGTTAATGGTAAGAAGATTAAAAATACTGACGGTTTAAAAATAGCTTGTATAAGTAGGCATGAAGCTATAATTGATTTAAATACTTTTATTAAAGTTCAAGAAAAACTAAAAACATTTGAAGGAAAAAAAGCTCCAAGAATAAGTACTAAAAGCTTTTTAGCTCAAATGGTTCAATGTACTTGTGGCTCAAATATGCTTATTGTACTAGGCCATAAGAAAAAAGATGGTAGTAGAAAATTATACTTTTCATGTCCTAATAAATGTGGTAATAACTTTGCTACTGTTAAAGAAATTGAAGACGATACTCTAACAGTATTAAAAAATGTTGATTTCTTTAATAAGATTAGACAAAATAATACTAATTTAAATAAAGATAATTCTAAAATTAAAAGTACTATTTTAAAAGAGCTTGAAGAAAAGAAAAAACTATTAGATGGCTTAGTAAATAAATTAGCTTTAGTAGATTCTAGTTTAGCAAATGTATTAATAGAGAAAATGGAAAGTTTAAATATAGATATAAAAAATTTGCAAAACAAAATAGACTTATTAGAAAAAGAGGAAATTGCATCAAGTTATAACAAAGAAGATTTTAATTTAAAAGAAGAAAGTAGAAAACATTTTATAGAACAATTTGAAAATATGGATACTAAAGAAAGACAAAACGCAATTAGAGGGGTAATTAATAAGATTATCTGGACAGGAAAAAATATAATAATTTCATAACTATTTAAAGACACCTCGTACTCCTGGTGCCCCGATTGCAAACACCCCTAATAATACTATAAATAATATCATAGTTGGTAAACTCGGAATCTTACCATATAAAATTTGAGATACTGTCATTACAAAGAATACTTCTGTAAGAACTGAACCACATAAATGTATGTTTGAACATAATGGTATTGCAAAATCCACTATATCTTCTCTTAAAGCCTTTGATTTCTTTGCAGACTCTAAAGCTACTGGTAATGTTGCTGCACTTGACATTGTACCTACTGCAGTAAGATATGCTGGTCCATAATACTTTACAACTTCCCATGGATTTTCTTTTAATATTGCTCCACCTATTAAATATAAAATTGTTAACCATATAAAATGACCAAATAATACAATTAATATAACTTTAAAGAATACAGGAAGTTGATTACTTAATCCTCCTTCATAAGCTAAAGCTGCAAAGTTAGTTGCTATGAAAAATGGTAATATTGGTATTATTATTTTATTTACAATACTAAGTACTATAGCTTGAAATTGATCTAAAAGCTTTTCTACTAAATCAGCCTTTGTCCATCCAACAGCTAATCCTAAAAGTAATGCTAAAGCTAACGCACTCATTACACTCATAACTGGTGGTATATCTAATTTAAATATAAGTTCTGGTAATTCCTTTAATGATGCTATATTAGATACTATAGATAATTTAGGTATTAATGCATATCCTGCAATCATTGAAAGAATAGCAGCAAAAACTGAAGATAAATAAGCTATTAAAACAGCATATCCTAATAGTTTGCTTGCGTTATCTTTTAATTTAGCAATAGATGGAGCTATAAATCCTAAAATAATAAGTGGAACAGAGAAAAATATAATTTGTCCCAATACATACTTAATTGTCACAATTGTTGACATAAGCCCCTCTGAAGAGTATGTGCCTATTATTATTCCTAATATAACACCTAAAACAAGTTTAAAAATAAGATTATTAAATAATTTCTTCAC